TACCTGTGCTTCACTTGCCTGAATATCAGGGTTGCCCGCGCTGTTTATTTGCTCTGTTTTCTCAATAACCTCACCGGTTTCCATATCAACAGATTGGTTATTTAACAAACGGTTAAGCTTTTCCGTCTGGGTATTGCCACCAATTATTTTAAGCGTTGGTTTCTCTTGTTCCGGCAGTTCGACATCAGAATAAGTACCGGCAAAAAACTCTGGGAAAGCTTGTCGTAATGCTTGAGCCTCAGCGACTTTCTTAATCATGGTTTCAGGTTTTTCCTTCCACAAACTTTGATTTAATCCATATTCTTTCATGGTGACATAAACATATGAATAACCTAATTGACCTTTAAGATATACTTTACAGTAAGCACTGATTAACTCGCCTCTATCTGCTAAACCAAAAGAATGAATAATGTCACTATTCATTACTTTGAACTCATCTTTTGAATAAACAGCTTCTACTTGATGACGCAAGTACATTGGATGTCTGGACGCTGCAATTCTATAGCCGTCACGTCCTATAAATATTTGTGCTGCTGCTTTAGAACTATATTTAACAACCCATATTTCCCTCATAAACGGATTAAGCTGTGTGGCTTTCCCCAATTGAATTAAAAATGAAAACTCAAGGTCTGTGAGTGGAGCACTCGGCGAAACCATCCGCCGAATCTCTTCAAGTTTTTTATCATCATTCCACATGTCAATAACTGCGGGCTTAAATTGTATGATTGCGCTCATGTTAGTTCACTCCTTTCATCAAGAAGGTTCGGCTTCCACGTTTATTTGCCTTCCACGTAACAATGGGTCGTCCTGATTGGTCTGTGAGGCACTCAGCATCCTTCATAAATTGCATGATGTTAAATTTATACTTCTCTTCTATCTCACTAAGTTGTTTGATTTTAATCTTTGTTTCCGCAAGCGTTGTTAATTGTTCCGCGACCTCTGGTGCAATTGTTTTTATTTTATCGGGATCATGCTTTGGGTACATAAGGCGTAAATCAATTTGATTTACAGGTTCTGGCGGTGTGCGGGTTTGAACACAGTGCCAGAACTTTTTAGCCGCATCGATAATTGTTGCCTCAAGCTCAAAATTTCGTGTGTATTTGAATTCGCGGTAATCATTACCACCAATTAATACTGCAATGCAGGCAAAGTCCGCATCAAGCACCGAGCAATAATGCGCAACCTGTACCAGATATTGCATGGGGATTGTATCTGAGCCATCTTCGCCCCATTCGTGAGCCATAAAGCCCGCAGAGCTTTTAACTTCAAGAACTGCGTTTAATGAAGGAATAAAGCCGTCAACATTACCTCGCATAAAATCATGAAATGGATGAATAATGGTATCAGGTTGTTCAATAACGACATTATTGCGCTTTGCAAATTCATCGCGAATAACCTGCTCCAGTTTATTACCCCAATATTGGAATGGTGTTAACTCATCGTCTAATAGAGATTCACCAATCTTCTCAAGGTATAATTGATATGGGGTTTTGTAACTGGATAAACCAAGAATGACAGGCATATCGCTTCCACCGATGCCAAGCTTACGTTCTGTACGTTGTTGTTCTGTAATCATAATTATCCTCTATATTTAAATTTATCATCTATATTTAAAAAAAAGTCCCTGTTCATAACTATTCCTTAGTGGCCATTCATTGGCATTGACTTATAATGACATATGCAATATCATTTGTCAATACTTATTACTTTAATTTGAGACTTTATGAAGTTAAGCGAAGTTATGATTTATTATGATTACAATATGTCGGCGATTGCCAGAGCACTTGATGTAAGCCGACAATATGTATCATTATGGAAAAAGAACGATAAAATACCTTTCTCCAAGCAATGTGAATTGCAGGTAATTACTGCTGGAAAATTAATGGCGAGCAAACATGATTGAAGGGAAAAAATCAGATATACAGATTACATATACGCAGGAACAAATGGATATAGCCCTCTTAAAGAACACCAATGAAGGATTACTCAGATGCTTATCAGAAATTAAAACAGAGGCCAAAAGCAGTTCAAAATGGATAATAGCTTTACTGATTGGATTGTATGCAATTAATCTTGATTGGATTAATGGAATTATAGCGCTTGTCGCATTCCTCTATGCGCTTTTTTAAAAGGATGTTTAATGCTTAATAAAACAACTAAATCAAAAGCACTGGAATGCGGATCAAAATCACTTTACTTTATTCAACAGCTTAAATCCATTATCCAGGAAGAGGAAGGTTTTAATCAAGCTCAGGCGGCTTATGGATTGATGTTGATTGACGCTTATTTAAAGGGACAGTTTTTAACAGAAGTAGAGGAGTTTAAAGGATAATGACATCAGCAAGCCAATGAAGATGAAAACGGATAAATTTATTTATGTGGGATGTATTCCCGTAGAGGCGCACCACGAGCACCCGAGCGACCAATCACCCTGTATAAAAGAAATTTGCCCGCACTGTAAACGTGATATGTGGGTCAGTGAAAAGAAACGAAAAATTAGAGCAACATGCCCGCGAAAAGTGAAGGTTTATTGCTTGGAATGTTTGATATTTGGAGCCTTGAATCAAGGCATGGAACCAACGTTATTTGATATAGGTAAAGTCGTATGAATGATGGTCTTTTCGCATGGTATAAATCCATGAAAAAATTAATTAAAGATGCTGGTGAAGATGACAAAGATGATGTAGTACAGGAAACCGTAGAAGGGTGGCTAATATCCATAGAGACAATAGAGCAGGGTTGCCCAGACATTAAAGAAAGGTATGAACGAATTAAGGCTATACAAGATTCATTTACACCGGAACAAATCGATTTTATTTGCTATGAAATTGGTGATTGGTATCTCGCTTGGAAGGAAAGAATCATTGTTGATTTAGACCAAGGAACGCACCGTTTAGGCTATGCGAAAGAGCAATTAAAATCGATGATTTGTGGGGATTAAATGAGTAAATATTTATGCCTATGCGGCACAACTTACAAGCGAAAAAAGGACGCAGAAAGGCACACTGCGTTATTTAAAGATGCTGACGAGATGACAAGAAATTACCACGTCATGATTAAATAGAGATCGCTAATTAAGTGAGGGAACATGACTGAGCCAGTTTATTATTGTGTAGGCCGCAAAGCGAAAACTAAGTTAGAAAAATACATGGTGAGCATTATTAATGACGTCGAAAACATGATAGGCCAAGGCTATGAAGAGGGGATTTTTACACCACAAAAGATACCGGCTAAAGAAGTAATCATTATGGTTTCGACCAATATTATTGTTAATCTAACCGCTAAGGCATTAAGGCCAGAGGTGGGCATAAAGAAACGCCTTGAGTTAATGAATGACGTGTTGGATCATATCAAAGAAAAGTCATTACAGTTATGGACACTGATTGAAGCCGCTCAGGCTGACGATAAAACATCACATTAAGGACGAAAATGACTGAAGAACTGCTGGCAACGTTAGCTCCGCTAATCCGCAATAATTTATCATGTTATGTCGATAAGCCTTTAACAAAAGAGTTAATTGAAACGCTATCTGAACAAATTATTGATTCGATTGAGTTTATTATGACCAAAAAAGATTAAATTTGTTTTTTCAGATATGCATTTCGGGGATTGGGTGATATGATATTTAGGAAGTTTTAAAGGCTTCCTGCCTTCACAACTTTGAAAATAATAAGGTTTGAATCGACTCCGCCAAGATGAAATTCAAACTGTACTAACAACATTAACCGTCCAAGGGCTTTGGCTTACCTTGGGCAAGCTGGGCTTTTTTTACGTCCTAAAATCCAGCCAACGGAGACATTATACTATGGAACACTCATTTAATACAAATGTTGCTAAAGAATTTGATTTAGATATTGCAACACTTCTACATAATTTTAAGTTCTGGACTCTTACCAACCTTGCAAATAAGAAAAACATTCACGATGGCTTATGTTGGACATACAACAGTGTGCCAGCATTTTGTCTTATTTTCCCATACTGGACACGTCATCAAATAGAACACCTTATAGCCAAATGCAAGCGCTTAGGACTTATTGTCGCAGGGAATTACAACAAACATAAATACGACCGCACCAAGTGGTACGCATTAACCGCAAAAGCTTACCGGCTCTATCCTGAATTACAAGAAGAAACATTTATTACAACATTATGGGAATCCATCTCGGAAAATTCCGATATGAAGCTGCTCCATCCTACCATCTCGGAAAATTCCGAAATGCTGTTCGAAAATTTCAGAGATGCTTTTCTAAAAAATCCGAGACCTATACCAGATATAAACACAGATGAAAAACCAGATACTAAGCACAGCACCTCTATCGAGGTTCATGATGGTCAAAATATTTTTGTACAAAAAAACACTAAAACAAGAAAGACATCCTTAGGAATTAATGAATTGCTGGCAGACAATCCACATAAAATAGAACAGGAAACATTAGAGGACTGGTTAGAGAAAAGAAAAGCCAAGAGAAACAAGGTAACAGTTACAGATTGGAATAAAATAAATAAAAACTTAATCCTCATTCAAAGTAAGCTTGGTATTAATGCCATTGATGCGTTTGAAACAATGGTTACGGCTAACTGGCAATCTCTTGAAGTTAAATATTTTGAAAATACTAATACTATACGTAGTGGCAGTCCATCTCAGGGAACTGGAATTAAAGACACCAACGGTAATGACATAGTATGGGAATAAAACATGATAACAGCTAAAGAATTATCAGAAATAATGGCAAGAACAACAGAAGACTTTGCTCGCATCCTTTTCCCGTCGGGAAAAAAGGTCGGGAAAGAATGGAGCGTTGGCAGTATTCAAGGTGAAAAAGGAAGATCCCTGAATATCCACTTGAAAGGAGCGAAGGCTGGTATATGGTGTGATTTTGCAACAGGGGAAAGAGGCGACCTTCTGGATCTATGGGCAAGAAAAGAAAATGTGTCGATAGGTGAGGCCATGAAAGCGGTGAAGGCTTATTTAGGTATAACCGATATCCTGCGCGAAAAGACAAAGATGAGATATAAAGTACCTTTATCGAAGCCGACTGCTGTGCAAAAAGATGGCTCAAAAGTTTTTGATTACTTAATCAACGAAAGATTTCTAACCAAAGAAACACTCAGAACTTTTGAAATAACCGAAGATAATAACCAAATTGTTTTTCCCTATATTCGGGATGGCAAATTAATAAATATTAAATATTTAAATCTTGATAGACCAGAGGGAAAAAAGCAGATAAGAACTGAAAAAGACTGTGAAGCGTGTCTCTTTGGTTGGAATACAATCCCTGCGAAGGCAAGAGAAGTAGTTATCTGTGAAGGCGAGATTGATGCGATGACCTTGTATCAATACGGAATTCCTGCCCTTTCTGTACCCTTCGGAGCTGGTAGTGGCAGTAAAAATGAATGGATTGAAAATGATTTCGACAGACTCGCTGCATTTGATGTTATCTATGTTTGTATGGATGATGATAAAGCCGGTCAGGAAGCCCGTAAAAACATCATAGCGCGACTTGGTAATGTCCGGTGTAGGGCAATGACCCTCCCAATGAAAGATGCTAATGAAGCGCTTCAAAATGGATTTGATGCCACAGACATTCATGAATGCGTGAAGGCTGCTGTAAGTATTGATCCGCAGGAATTGCGAAGAGGAAGCGAATATCCTCAAGGTATTAAAGACAGGATCCGCCCGCCGGATGGAATTTACCCAGGTTATGAGTCTCCATGGCCAAAATCAAAAGATAAAATACGATTTCGCCCAAGTGCGCTTTCAGTGTGGACGGGAATTAATGGACACGGTAAAACTCAGTTCATTGGACACTTAATGTTGGGCCTTATGAAACAAGGCGCTCGTGTTTGTATTGCAAGCTTTGAATTAAAACCTGTGGTTCTTTTAACTCGCTTAACATTGCAGGCAACAGGTATGAAAGAACCAAGTGAAGAATATATTGACTGTATAAGTGAGTGGTTTAATGACAAGTTGTGGGTAATAGATTTAACAGGGACGGCGAACACTGAACGCTTGATTGAAGTGTTTACCTATGCGCGACAACGCTATGGAATTGATACTTTTGTTATTGATTCATTCGCGAAGCTTGATATCGCCAATGATGATTACAAAGGACAAAAAAGTTTTATGAATAAACTGTGTGACTTTAAAAACAATTATGATTGCCATGTTCATCTTGTAGTACATCCAAGGAAGGGAATCGATGAAACCCGCTCACCCGGCAAAATTGATGTCAAAGGAAGTGGTGATATAACAGACGTGGCAGACAATACATTCACTGTATGGCGTAACAAAGAAAAAGAAGCGGTTACTAATAAAATAAAACAAAATTTGCCTTTATCGCCGAAAGAGGAAGAAAAGCTATCAATGCCAGATTGTTTATGGTCTTGCGATAAGCAACGTGATGGAGATTGGGAAGGAACCTTATCATTCTGGTATCACGCACCATCGTTTCAGTATTTAAGTTCTACGGATGAAAAACCACAAAGGATTGTAGAATTTTCATGTTTAAGCCCATAACAGATATAGAATGTAAGGAGATAATCAAGAGACTTGCAAAACGATTGAATGTTGATGCAAGTCTTGTGACTACTCGCTTAATGAGTCAAGAAGATAAACAGGATATGCGTGAAGGTAAATTATCAGGCAAAGCACTGGATACTCATATCAAAGTATGGAAGAAATCTGGCTATCCCAATTATGCTAACGGAAAAAAAGTACCGCTTGCTGAAGAACAACAAACGGTATTAATAATTTAAGCTGCTAAAAATCCTTGCAATTGAGACAAAAGAACATTGTTATCGGAATGAGAAAAAATCTTACGTCGTCTCCCAAATAAAATATTCACAGTCAATTTGTCATTAACAGTACTAATGTTAACAGCACAGCGTTTTTTCTTCTCTATAATTTGCCAAATAACAGGCATAATAACTTTGATATAGTCCATTATCCTTCTCCGTTTTCCAACAAGTCGATATGACTTATTGCTGAAAATCTAGCCTCTGCTTGAGAATCAAAATAATCACTTGACTCAATCTTACCGTCATCATAGGGCAAACAAGGCAATCCATGAATCTTATAAAAGAATCCTTTTTTTATATCATAATCAGTTTCAAACTTATAATAACTGTATTGTTCAATCATGATTAAGCCCCTATGGTTCGTTCGTATATTTGATATTTCATCATATTGCCAACTCCTTTTGAGCCTTCTCATATCCGTGTAAAAAGTATCGGCAAAAACTTGCAAAACTTTCCATCGCACAAGGATGAATTCGTTTCTCTTCAATAATGACATCAAAATTATCATTATCAATTTCAACATCAAATCCGAATGAATCATCTTTCTTAACTGAGACGGTTAAGTCTTCGGCCATCAAATCGTACAATGTTATTTCGTTTAGTGTTTTCATAATTTCCTCTTGGCGGTTAAATGTAATTTCAATCCTTGAATAGCTATTATGCAAACAAATATAACATATGTCAATTACATTTTACATTATTAGCTTTTATTACTTTATGACGCAAAATTGTTATGCTACTATTTCAATAATTTAATACGCTAAGGACAGCAGAATGGTATGTTATAGATGTGGTGGAACAGGTGAATATCTTGGCAATGGCATGATGATGACCAAATGCAATTTATGCCATGATATAAAAAAAGAGGTTAAAACCCCTGAAGCTGAAATAAATCGCAAATCCAGCTCTTATCAGAAAGCGATAAAAGACATAATGGCAATTAATCCTACTATTTCACGTGCCGAAGCTGTTAAGATGTTTGACAACGCATATGACAAAGTTTGAGGTCAAGGATGACTACAAAAAAAAATAAAGGTGGGCAGCCAACCAAATATACCCAGGAGCTGGCAAAAAGAATTTGTGATTTGATATCAACTCATCCTCATGGATTACCTACCTTGATTCGTATGTTTCCAGAATTGCCAGACAGGCAAACTATTTACAACTGGCTTCAAGTACACCGCGAGTTCTTCGACAGTTACATGCGAGCAAAAGAACAACAAGCTCATTTATTGGCCGATGAAGTACTTGAAGTGGCTAATGATGTGCCAACTTATGAAGATAAAGATGGGCATGAGCGAATTGACAATGGAATGTTAGGGCGGGCAAAACTTCAAATGGACGCATTGCGCTGGAGTGCTGGCGTTTTAGCTCCTAAGTTTTACAAAGAAAGCAGGAACAACGAAAACAGCAATACAGAGATTCATGCTGATATTGTTAAACGTAAACACGAATTAGATGAAAAAAACAAAAAGGAGTTTTAAACTTTATGAGTAATAAATTTGATACAGAAGGTTTCCAAAAGGAAATCGCCGATATCATTAATAAATATTCCGATAAAGGGAATCAATTTTCAAACGCTGAAATATTAGCTGCCATGACTTCTATTTATATTGCAACAGTACAATCAGCTGTTTCCGATAAGGTAAAAGCAAAATATTTGCTTGATAGAGTTATTGAACAAGCTTGTAGTTAGTTTAGCTGATCACCCAAGACGGTAAAACAGTACTCGGGTTCCTTACGGGGTTCCCAGCTTAGCGCGCGTGCTTCCATCACGTTTATTGCTAGCAGCCCTCTAGTGCGTGAATGGGCATTTTGTTAGGGTAATTTAAGGGTAATTTACCGTAATTTACCGTAATTTACCGTATTATCTTATCTACCCATGGTAGAAAAAGTTAAGCAATCGTTATGCGCGCACTCTTTTATTTTGAGGTTTAAATGAAATGTCCGAATAGTTTTACCTGTGCGGTTTGCAAGAAAGATTATCATAGAGTAACGCCAATTGAACAACAGATTGTAGAGCATGAAGCACGTAAGAAGACAATTGAAGGGTATGATGATGGTGAAGAGACAATTGAGGTCTGTGACCCATGTTATCGAATAGTAATGAAGGATCATTTATAATGGAAGAAGATTTTGAAGCGTTTACATATGTACTTCAGCCGACATTACAAGGCGATACAATTCATTTGATATTAGTTTGTTGTCATGATATTACTCAAAAGAATACTAACGCATTGATTGACCCTGATAAGTTAAGAGATGAAGGCAATGGCTATATATTTGGATTAATGCAGACTTTGACACACATATTAAAAACAGAACTTGGGTTATAGTTTCTTACTTAGCGGTAAGGAATCACTAGAGGCCAGCACCGAGCCAGCGTAGCGAATCGGTGAGACCATATAGAGGATGTACGCGGAATGGTGAGCAATGATTTATTTACCAATTGAATTACAGTTACAAATGATTAGAGAAGATTTGAATTATATTAAGTCTCATATTCATAATCATTATCCAACTAGGGCTTGGCCTTGTTGTCCTGATTGCGGTGATGAATCACGCTCCCAGTACTCGAAATGTACCAAGAAATGCCCTGATTGCGAGTTAGCGAAGGCAACAGGATTGGCCAGCACTTGTAATATGCATGCTCCAGAATTTGCAATGATGATCACTATTCCATGCGAATAGTTAAAGTGTACTAGCACTAAACTACCAATTTAGTGTGTTTTAGTAGATTTTTAGTATTTAGGCAGGAAGCCCATGAACGAATTATGGCAGGTGAAGAAGAATGACCAACTTACCCAAAGAATTTAATATGCTACCCAGCGCTTGGGAATGTCCCCGTTGCGGCAGGATGAACGCACCATTTAACCCCACATGCTTTTGTAGCCCTACAACCAAAGAGGAAATAAGCGAATTAGAAAAGATATTGCGTGACCCTAAATCTCAGCAACAATTTAATACTGGATGGGTTGCGCATTGCAATAATTGTGGAAAAATGCTCAATGATTTAACAACACATATTTACAAGGTATGGATGTGAGCTACCTAGACAAAACATTCTGCGCTAGCCCTCAATGTAAAAACGATTGCGGTAGACGGATGACTGATGCTCAAAGAGAACAATTAACCTACTCGCAAGCACAATATGTAAGCTATGGTTATTTTTGTGGTGAAGATAAGGCAATAATATGTCCGGTGGATTTCTCAAAGAAATAGAAGAGGAAACAGGTTATTCTTATTCGTCATTTCGAAACAATAAATATCGCCTGTTTTATAATAATATCTATAAAGGAAAAAAAGGTGGTTATGACAATGAAGGTAAGTGGGTAACATTTAGGGATATGGGGCCGCCAGATGTTAAACATGCGTGGCGATTAAAACAGTTTACAACGCCTTATATTAACCTTCACGAGTTTGGTTTACAGTTAAGCCAAATGCCAGTACGGATTGTTACACCCTTTTTAAGTATACTTGTTGATTTATTAGTCTTTGCAATTTATACATTGCGCTTTGGTTGGCATTTAATTTCACTACAAGGAAATGAAGCTCTTAATGATGTGAAGAAAGGACTTTTATTTGTTTCTCACCTACTTTATACGACTATGTCACTACCAATTGACACTCTCATTTTAATAACCTGTATGACTACACGCTTAATCAGCTCCGCTTTCCCCTTTCTGGCGGGAGTTTATAAAATGTGCACTATATACATTCCAGATGCAATGGCAGATTTAAAAAAAGACTTCTGCATTGAAGCAAAAAACGATATTAATTATTTTAAATTTTCATTTCCTGATAATTTTAGAACTTTTTTTAAAATGGACGGAGGTTGTACAAATACCACAGAAGAACCATTGCATTTGTATTTCACTGAATGGAAATTTGAATTTTATGGAAGAAGAAAGGAGAATGACTTTTTCGATGGTGACAAAGATAGTGATATAATTAAAAGCGGTGTACCTCGAAAAGTAGAAAAAGTTTATTTACCTAGTTGGGAAATAAAAGGACTTCGTTGTACACCTTTTCATCAATGCAATGAATGTATGAAGAAACGGTTGGACTTTGTTAAAGCCCAACTTTTAGAACACCAAATCAGGATAGACAAAAGAGATAAAGAATATAACTATGAACCTATTGAGGAAGTTTTTGACCAGGAGCTTTTGGCCCCTGTTTTCTAAATAGACATAGCGCTTTTTGCGTTCTTTTCTACCTCAGCCAATTCCTTGGTTTTACCCCACATCGTGCCATAGCTGCCATTACCACCAAACAATCCAAAGTTAAAAAGATTGGAAGGCGATAAATTAAGTGCGTCTTGCAATGAACAATGAACAACATTGGGTTTAGGCCGTCTAATACATTCTTGGTAAGTTACAGAGTGAGCTTCATAATCAGAATCTAAAGGATCGTAGATACCAGTGTTCGCAACGCTATAAGAAACGTGAGTTTCCTTTTCTCCCCATTCTCCTTTGTCAGATTGGTCTTGAATATAGCCCCATTTCATTGCTTTTTCAAAATTACTAAAATCATAATAGATGACATTCCCAATATCAGGGCCATCTGGCTCTTGATAAATTATATCAAACTCCGTCACACACCACGCCTGCTGTAACTCAATCGCTTGCGTAAGATAAGCTAATGCTTTTCTTATTTTCTCCACCTTTTGTAAATTAAATTTACCACCTGCCTCTTCAAGCCTGGCTATTTGGGTATTGCACTCTTTAGTGATAGAAGGCAGCCATGTTTTAGCTTTCTTAGCTCTCTCAATATTGTGCTGCCAGACTTCAATCTTATGATATGGCATAAAATTCCTTTGTTAATTTTAATGAAAAGCCGCATAAGATATCTTTTTCTATAAATAATTGCAAAAAATGATAAAATGAAAAGACTTGGTCAACCTAGGTGATGACTGAGAGGGTTTGCTACCTAACCCAGATGAGCAAGAAGGTTAAATGCCTTCCGTAGCGTGCAAGGATCGGCACTAATAGGGATCGGAGCGGGTGAAAGCCCCGCACTGATTTGGCGCTAAGATACTCTGGCCACTCCAACGGAGAACGTACAGATACATTAGCGAGGTAGATTGATTATACATTTTTAACATCCTATTATTCGAGAGAATTAGAAAATGAAGTGGATAAGTGTTATAGAGCGATTGCCAAACAAATTAGAGAAAGTCTTATTTCATTGGGTTTTGACAGACTCATTTGGCGTACCATATGTAAGAAATGTTTCTATGGGGTACATGTGTGATGCCGGTTGGAATATCTATCTTCAATATCTATCTTCCTATCATTCCTTTGGGCTAAGGAGTGATATTTGTCCAGTAACCCACTGGATGGAATTGCCGGACTTCCCAAACCAAAAATTTCCTGAAATTGACGTAAAAATATTGCCTGGAATTACTGAAAATGAAGCACATCCTCTTATTTCCATTTCATTAGAAACTTCTAATAATTATTTAATGGATGAACACAATAATGAAAAGCAAATATCGAAAGCTTGATGAACTCTACAAAGAAATTCCATCTATCGAATGTAAAGGATTATGCCATCCAAGTTGTACAGTGATTCCAGTTGCAAAGATTGAAAACAGACGTGCGCGCGACAGATTGGGTAAAAGCCCTTATAATTCTTTATTTGATACATTAGAAGAGGCAAAAGTCAATGGGTTAATTCCCCCTTGTCGAGCCTTAAAAAATGGTAAATGTAGTATTTATGACATAAGACCAGCCATATGCCGCTTGTATGGTGTGTCGGAAGGGTTGCCGTGTATGTTTGGGTGTAAGCCCAAAGAAACCATATCCAAGAAAGATGCTTATTCTTTAATAAGGGAAATTGAAGAATTATGAAAGACAATCAATTGAAGACCACAAACGAATAAGGAAAAACATCGACTTATGATATTAAGTGGCGACAAGGACGAGTTAGCCTCTGAATTTCGGTCAAGTTTGCTAGAGTTTACGCAATACTTTTATCCGTTACTCACCGGACGAGAATTTATCGTATCTCAACCTATTGGTCGAGAATCGCATCATATTACGATTTGTCGGTCTTTAAGTGAAGCTGCTCGGCTAGAAATTCCAGACCATCGTTTGCTGGTTAATATAAGCCCTGGATCGGGTAAGTCAACGTTGCTTGCGATGTGGGTTGCCTGGACAATGGCAAAATGGCCTGATTCACGGTTTTTATATATTTCTTATTCCAAGGTTCTAGCAGCAAAGCATACTGAAACAATCAAGCGCATCATGCAATTAGCGCACTATGTTTATTTATTTGATGTAAGGATTAGGCATGACTCAAAAGCCAGAGAATACTTTCAGACGACAGCTGGCGGAGCAGTTGCTGCATTTGGTAGCGGAGGCGCGATTACTGGACAAGACGCTGGTCTACCAGGACTTAGCCGATTCTCAGGTGCTGTCATTATCGATGACGCACATAAGCCAGATGAAGTACATTCTGATACAATTCGACAGAGTGTTATCGATAACTATAGAGAGACTATCCAACAACGACCACGTGGAATAAACGTTCCGTATATATTTATCGGACAACGACTCCATGAAGATGACTTAGCAGCTTACTTACTTGCTGGCAAAGATGGTTACAAATGGACAACCGTAATTCTAAAAAGTATTGATGAGGCAGGAAATGCACTTTATCCAGAGGTTAATACACTGTCTTCCTTACAGATAAAACAAGAGCGTGACCCTTATGTCTTCTCCTCTCAGTATCAGCAAGAACCAATTCCAGCAGGTGGTGCGTTATTTAAGCCAGAATGGTTTGTAATGCTGGAAGATGAACCCAGAATTTTATACAGCTTCATTACAGTTGATACCGCAGAAACCGCGAAAAGCTATAATGATGCGACAGTATTCAGTTTTTGGGGCATCTATGAAATTGAATCTTATGGAATTAAAACGGCTCAATATGGACTTCACTGGATAGATACGCTTGAATGTCGTATTGAACCAAAAGAATTAAAACCTGTATTTTTAGACTTTTGGCAGCAGTGTATGCGATATATCAAGCCACCACAAATGGTTGCCATTGAAAAAAAATCAACAGGAGGAACCTTATTAAGCTTATTAGATGAAATTAGAACTATTAAACTTATGGATATTCCAAGAACTCGTGAACAGGGAAATAAAACTAAGCGCTTTCTTGAAATTCAACCTTATCTTGCCGAGAGGCGCGTCTCATTTCCTTTATACGGTAAGCACGTTAAACTTTGTCTTGACCATATGAGTAAGATAACCGCAAATGAAACCCACCGATGGGATGATATTGCAGACACCGCAGCCGATGCAATAAGAATAGCACTGATAGACAAAACAATTATATCATCACAGGTTAATGCCATAGATTATACTCAAATGGCGAAAACAATAACCGGCCAACAAAACAAGGTGAACCGATTAAAACAAAGCGCTTATACAAGATAAATTAATTAAGATACAATAAATTCAAGCGGGGAAAGGATTTCCCTGGAAGGAGCTACAGCAATGAAGGACGTAGCAAAACGCTATCAAGATAATCTTGCACGTATAAAAAAGAAAGTTCGTAATGCGCATGATTATTTCAAAGACAATTATGATCGCTACAATGAATTTAGACGCTTTGTTTTTGACTCTTCATTGAAAGAAGATGAGATCACGTTGCTTCAAACCATTGGTCGCCCTCAACTTGAATTTAATGTATTAGAAGCTTATATCAGCCGTTTATTAGGTGAGTTCTCCAAACAGGAACCTGATATTGAGGTCAACGCATTTGATGAAGATAAAGCCGATCCGATCACCATAAAAGTAGTTGAGCAGCATTTAAAGCATGTTTTCATGGACGATAATAATGAACATACGCGCTATGAAGTTTATAAAGATTTACTTTCCGGTGGCTTTAGCACAATAAAAGTATTTACCGATTACGAACATCCAATGTCTATGAATCAGGTGATTCGGATTGAACGTCAAGAACCTACGCTGACAGGTTTCGATAAACTGGCCCGTTTCTCACATAAAGGTGATGGCCAATTTTGCTTCCAGTTATTCCCGAAAGATAAAGAAGAATTCATGGAAGAAAATCCTGACACGAAGCTTGAAAATTTAAGTTTCAGACGTGATTTTGCCGGCTTTAACTGGTCTTATTTGAACGACAACAGTCAAATTATAGTGGTAGCCGATTACTACGAGAAAAAAAAGAAAGCAGAAACGATTGTTCAGATTCGCGATGGTCGGGTAATGACAACTTCCCAATATAGAAAAATGATTGATACATGGAATGATATAACAGTTCCCCCTTCTATTGTTGGCAAGCCCAGAAAAACTAATATAGACACAATCTGCCGATATCGTCTTATCGAAAATCAAATCCTGGAATATGAAGAAACGGATTTCGCACATCTACCGCTTGTCTTTATTGACGGCCATTCATTAATGATTAAAACTCCTAAGAACGGCAACATAAGACAGGTAACAAGACCGTATGTTTATCATGCCAAAGGTGCGCAACGCCTTAAAAACTATGCGGGTATTTCATGGGCGAATGAAATCGAAAATACGGTACAGCATAAGTTCATGGTGGCAAAAGAGGCTTTACCTAAAGAGGAGGAGTTTTTACAGGCTTACAAGGATACTCAAAAAGAATCAGTTCTTGTCTACAATTCTGTACATGAATCTAATCCCGAGATGCCAATTGCTAATCCAATCCGTGAAGTCAACCGCATTCCTGCTCCTCCTGAAATTGCACAGGCTTTTACAGGAGCTGATTCCCTTATACAAAATGTACTTGGCTCTTATGATGCTAGTCTTGGTATTAATAATAATCAGCTCTCAGGAATTGCTATAGTCGAGGCTGCAAGCCAGTCAAATGCTACCGCTATGCCTTATATTGTAGGGTGCTTACAGGGATTTCAAAGAGTCGCTGAAATCTATTTAAACCTAATGCCCAAATACTTTACAACTTCTCGCTCAATACCGATATTAGACGAAGATGGAAAACGGCAATTTGTCAGAATTAATCAGCCGCAAGGCATACCAATGGACTTTGATACCAATGTTATGAATGTAACAGTTAAAGCCGGAGCAAGTTTCCAGGTACAGAAATCAAGAACTATTATGATGGTCAAAGAGATGATGGGTATGTCACCATTATTTGCGCAATTTATTGCTGAGAAAGGCTTGAACTTTGTATTGGATAATATGGAAGGAAAAGGGGTTGAGCAACTTAAATCACTTACTGATGAATGGTTACAGGAATATCAACAGGAGAAACAGGCCGCACAACAACAGGCGCAACAAAATCCTGCGGCAATCAAAGCACAGGTTGATATGGCTAAATTACAGCAACAGGGACAGGCCAATCAGCAGAAGTTTGCGATTGATATGGCTAAATTACAACAGGATGAGAGAAAAGTGCTCGCAGATTTACGGTTAGGCCAACAATCTGCTAATGTACAGATAGTGAAGGCAATGACTGAGCGTTTTGCAAAGCAGGTCGATTTACAACTTAAAAACAAAGATATGAATCACCGGCATATCAAGGAAAAAATAGAAACTCATCATAAAATACATGAAAAACCAAAGGAAAAAAGACATCATGCATAAATTACTCGTATCAGTTGGCAAATTATTTGTAGAAGATAAAATGAAAACTGGAATATCTTTTGATTCACCTATTGCCGGGGGGTTTTCTTTTGTTTGTGAGCAAAAAGAATATAATCAGCCTTATGATGCAATGTCATTTTCAGATGAAGACATCCAGGATTTTATTAAGTATTTACAAAAATCATTAAATAATGGAGATAAAAATGAGCAAAATAAGGTGGAATGATTTAAGAGATGCCACTCCAAGCGAACTTAAAAAGACCTACAAGCTCAATGATTGCCAGCTCGAGAACCAAGTGCGAAAGCATATGGATGGTGCGAACCCTGCTGAACGCCGTGGTTTGTATGAAACCGTTTGGGCTAATAAGAAATAGGAACAGCGATGCCATTAAATAAAGGTGCAAAATCAGGCACTAAAAAATTCGGTGAGAATATTGCGACAGAAATGAATGCAAAAAAACCACGCAATCAGGCCATAGCGATTGCGTTCTCAGAAGCAAAACAAGGTAAAAAGAAGGGGAAGAAAAAATGAAGATGAAGAAAAAAGACATTAAATCTCGTGCCAAAAAAATGGAAAAACACATGGACGCCCGTGAAGATATGAAGATGATGAAAAAGAAAATTAAAAAAGACTGCATGAAATGAATGACTTGGAAAGCAGGCTAAATGCTGCAATTGAAATTATGAAAGTGTCTGAAGCCGAATTTAATCAGGCAACGCAATGTCTGGTTGACTCACTACAGGCAATTCATCACCGCTTGGAGCGCATGGAAAAATGGATAGAGAACGAAAAAAAGAAAGAAACAACGCCATAGATAAAGACCCTTATGACAGGCGTGGCGAAAAAGTAACGAAAAAAGCCTTTAAATCTGTTGAAAAATCGGTCAAACCCGTTGCCAAAGACACTAACAAGACACGGCGCAAAGAAACCAAAGAGCGTATTGTTGGCGATACAGTTCCTGCGGTAAAACCTAAATCGAATCTTAAAAAAGATATGAAAAAGAAAATAAGCATGAAAAGGGATTGTTAATTATGCAAATGCTATTTACATTTATTGGTAGTCATTTACTAACTCTTCTTGAAAACTTATTAATTCAGGAAGAACCTGAAATAGTTGCTCAGGTTGAAAAAGAAGCTCAACTTTTGATTTCTAAGATTGAGTCTCTTTTAGAGGCAAAGTCACCAAAAGCGATTGCCATATTAGAGCCTTCATTAAATCTGGTGGGATCCCTTACAAACGACGCAGTAAGTGCCGCAGGCAGCGCTATTGCTGACGATGTTGCCAAGATATCGCAAGGAGCATAAAATGGCTGAGAAGTGGATTAAAGGCGCTATAAAACACAAAGGAAAACTACATCGTGAATTAGGCGTTCCAGAAGGCAAAAAAATCCCTACCAAAAAAATGGCTAAAGCCGCTAAAAGCAAGAATCCCACAATCCGCAAGGAAGTTTCACTTGCTAAAACATTAGGGAAGTTAAAAAAATGAAGAATGATTCTTTAGATGAGGAACAGCCTGAGGTTAAAAAGACCAAGCTCAGAAAGTGCAACAAAACATTTATTAATTGGCAGACAAAGCAATTAGACCGTCAACTTGAATCAAAATTACCCAATGAATTTAGAGATAGCCTTAAAAATTACAATTGCAGAAGTTATGGTGGTGATGGCCAGATAGACGAAAACTCTTACAGTATATTTTAGAACTTAATCATTTAATAAGGACATTAAAATGAGTAAATACAAACCGATGGAAGGAATGATTGATAATCGAATGGTTAAGGAAAATCATCAACAGGGTATTGAGAGAGTTAAACAGCGTAAAGGCGATACTACTCGCGCAGATACCGAAGGCCACAATGGAAAGATGGGTAAAAACATACCAAGTCAATCCAACTGGAAGCGTAACGATGTTCTAACGCCACGTAAAGCTTAAGGATAAGCCATGACAACAATTTATCAATTACCAATTCAACAGCCTGGGATGGTAGGAGTATTTCCAAATCAAAAATTTGCCGTTTTTGGTGATAATCTGGCGACAATTACTGCTGCTGGATACCTTAATTCAGTTAATCTTGAATCTAATCCAATTGCCTCTACCGATGTTTTACAAGTGTTATATAGCTTTAACAATGTCACCAAAGTAGGGACTTATGGCGTATTTACTGTAAGTATAAGCAATAGTGGTGTAATCACTTTGGTAGAGACTGTAAGTCCAGGGAATGTTTTACTGCCTGTTGTTTCCGGTGATTTTGCAGTGTTTAACGGAACTACAGGTCAAATCAAAGACTCTGGTTATCTGCCATCAAACGCTGCGAAAACCAATGTAGTTATGTTGTCCGCTGCTCCAACTGTAGGACATTTGGCAAGCTTTGTTGATGTTACAGGAACAGTCCAAGATGCTGGAATTGCATCTACCGCTGTAATGCTTAACAACGCAGCCAATGTCTTGACTGGAGCGGGTCAAATCACCTTAGTAAAAGCCAATGGCACGGAAGCTGGGAATGCCGTAACTGCTAGTGGTAATGCTGGCGTTATTACGACCTCTTCATTATCGACAGCAGGTGGTGCTAGTTATGCGATAACCTGGACAAACACGTTGATTACTACCTCTTCTGTTATTTTGCTCACAATAATGGGTGGAACCAATACTACTGAAAACATTACATTGAAGGCAACAGCAGGAAGCGGTACCAGTACGCTAACCATTTATAACAACACTGCTGCAACCGCTTTAAATGGCACATTATTAATTGGTTATTCAGTTTTATAAGTGTTACAAACTTTCTGGGCTTTATTTTTCTTCCTTTTTAATAAGCCCAGAATTTCATTTAATTATCTTTAGATTATCTTTAAACCATATTTGTACCAACTCAGGATCGTAAAACACCTTGCCATTAAGCGTACAATGGCTGGGACATTTTTTAGCATATCGCGCTTTTCTAAACCATGAGACAGATAATCCATAGCGAGACGCTATTTCTTTTTCGGTTATATATTTCACGCCATCAACTATAAGCATAATTATCCTTAATTATCATAAATAGCTCATTCATAATATTTCATTCCTTTTATCTATTCCAGTTACTTAATTACCTATATGTACTACAAGCTAAGATTCATTCACCGATAGGGAGATAACATGTTGTTCAATAACCTTTAAGCGGCTAAAGTCGACTTGTGAAATTCGCAAATGGTGCAATGGACTGCAACTTTCACACGAGACCCGCGCGTTATGCGGGGAATGTTTTTAGCGTGATGGCGTAATAATCCGAAGACCTGCAATCGTAAGTTCAGGGTATTACCGTGGCGGGGAAATAGCTGGAAGGGAATGTTATGGAACAAAGCGTTATGGATAACGCGTCTGATACTAATCAGGCTCAGGGACAAGAGACTGCTCAACAAGCTCAAGAGCGTATTTTTAAGCAATCAGAACTTAATGAGATTGTAGGACGAGCAAAGCATGATGCGGTTGAAAGCTTTAAAAGGCAACAACAAAGTCAATATGCTCAGCAAACACCGCAGTCAAATCACGTTCAAAGCGCTAAATCATTGTCGGAAGATGATGTTAAGCGGTTAACCAGCGAAGAACTAACTCGTCAACGCGATCAATGGACTCGTGAAGCCCAAGAGAAAGCGGATGCCGATATAGCGCAGCGCATTGTTAACAGTTACAAAGAAAAGATTGCCCCTGGGAAAGATAAGTATGAGGATTTTGAGGCCGTCACAAACAATGTCGACATGAGATACTATCCGAATGTCGTTCAGCTTCTAGCCGAATATGTGGATAATTCCCATGACGTCCTATATGACTTAGCTAAACATCGGTCTAAGTTAGGCCAAATAGAGCAATTATGCTCTCTCAATCCTCAAGATGCCATTTATGAGATTAAACGTTTGTCAGACTCTATCAAGGCAAACGACGCCACCTCACAGATGAAACATGCCAATAGCCCTTTATCTCAACAAAGACCTTCTAATACCGGAACGGATTCAGGTAATACTTTGTCTATGAGAGATTTGAAAATGAAGTATAAAGCGTAGGCAGGTATTCTATTTCCTGAGTCCTAACTTAATGGATTAAAGTTAGGAGTTA